ATTATCTCTAAGTTGACCGGAAAAGCTGCACAGTATTTTACAACTCTTCTATCTAACGAAGACTAAGTAAAAAACCTGCCTTGTTAGGTTTACCTAACGAGGCTTTTTTGCATCTACTATAATCACCTTTAAGTATGTGACCTAGCAATAAAAATTGCTAACTACTACAGAAGGAAATCATAGTGAAAAAGCAAGAACTTGCACATTTAGTGCACGAGTATGGCGATGCAATCATTACTTATCGTAGTGAGCAATCCAAAAAACTAAAATATAATGTCTGTACTTTAGACTTCACAACCCCTTACATACAGAAAAAGAAGAATCGTGCTAAGGAAACTGAAGATACACTTCTTTTCTTTTGTTGGGATACTGACTCTTACCGATTACTGCGTCCTGATAATATTTTTAGTGTACTTCCGTTGTCCTCTATTCTTAAAAACGGGGGCAGGTAATAATGGACTTATATCAAGCTCCAGAGGCTTATTCTAGGGTTATTCATTATGACGAAGTAAAAGAAGTACAAGTAAGACTTACTATCAACACTTTTCGAGGTGTTGAGTATATGCATTTGCGTAAATATTACATGGACTTCGAAGAAGAGTGGAAACCCACTCCTGAGGGCATAGCCATGCCTTTAGATTTTAGCAACTCCAGGGAACTATTCTCAGGCTTAATAGAGATACTATCGCTAGCGGAGTCGAAAGAAATTATAGAAGAACACTTCTCGGATTTAATTAGGGATTTGTATAAATAGTTCTTGACAGCTTCCTTAAAATGCCGTATAATATCCTTTCTAACTTAGAGAAACTATTATGCGCGATTTTTTAGACAGAGCGAGTAAATTATACTACGAAGGTACTCCTCTCCTTTCGGACGAGGAGTTCGATCTTTTAGCACACAAACACAACTATAATACTGTTGGATACGAGGTTACTGATGCAGTGACTCACGCGTATCAAATGTATTCATTGCAAAAGTGTTTTGATATAGCTAAAGCTCCTATTGATATAAATAATTGTGTGGTTTCTCCTAAGCTAGACGGGGCTGCTATATCTATTCTGTATGTAGACGGAAACCTTGAGTTAGCTTTAACTCGTGGAGATGGTATACAAGGTAGAGACATTACTGCCAAGATAAAAGAATTAGTACCTAATAGTATTAAAGCTATTGGTCTTGTTCAAATTACTGGAGAAGTTGTCGCCCCAAGCAGTGTACCTAACTCACGCAATTATGCTTCGGGTTCTCTTGGCTTGAAGAATAGCTTAGAAGGTTTAACCGAGTTTAAGACTCGTTCACTTGTATTTGTAGCATACGATCAAATTCCTATGAGTCATGAGACTTATCAGCAAACACTGGAAAGTCTTAGCGAAGAAGGTTTGAATGTAGTTACTCGGTTCGATTCTAGTGAATACCCTACAGATGGTACTGTTTATCGTCTTGATAATAATAAAGCTCACGATAGACTAGGACACACCAGCAAACACCCAAGGGGTGCTTTCGCTCTTAAAAGCCGAGCACAGGGTGTTGAGACAACGCTTGTTGATGTAGTGTGGCAGCTAGGAAAGAGTGGGGTAGTAAGTCCAGTAGCAATACTGGAACCCGTCCTTATAGGCGATGCCACTGTTTCCAGAGCCACGCTGCACAATATTCAGTATATACGCGACCTTAATCTTGAGATAGGTTGTCAAGTAGAGATTATACGTTCAGGGGAAATCATACCTCGCGTTGTAAGACGTTTAGATTGATTGGTACCTTGTGAAAAATACTTCTTGACAAAAACCTTAAAAAGCCGTATAATACTTATTCAAATTCAGAGGAATAGCAATGACCGTAATCGAAGCTCCAACAAACTGCCCTTCGTGCAGCTCGGTGTTAGAGGAGGTAAACTATCTTTTGTTTTGTAGGAACCCAACTTGTGGTTCTAAACTTATTAAACTTATCGAACACTTCGCCAAAACGCTGAAGATTAAAGGCTTAGGCCCAGCTACACTTGTAAAACTCGGTATTGTCTCACTTGAGGAGCTTTACTCTTTGTCTTTACAGGATATAGACGATGCGATTAGCTCTTCTCGTATTGCCGCGAAGTTAGTAGATGAGCTAGAAAGATCAAAGAAAGCTCCACTAAACGTATTACTCCCCGCTTTTAGCATACCTCTTATCGGTAAGACTGCTTCGGAAAAACTTTCCAAGGTCTGCATTGATATAGAAGAAATAGACTACGAATTGTGCCGCAAGGCAGGTTTAGGTGAGAAGTCTACTAAAAGTCTTTGTGATTGGCTCGAACGCGAGTTATATCAGGTAAGTTTACTTCCGTTTAGTTTTAAGTTTGAGAAGTCTCAGGCAACAAATACACCTCAAGGAGTTGTTTGTATTAGTGGTAAACTTACCTCTTATTCAAATAAAGCCGAGGCTCACAAAGTATTAGAAGAGCTTGGTTATGTTGTCAAAAGTACCCTCACAAAAGATGTAACCATCTTAGTAAACGAAAGCGGAATAGAGTCCGCTAAAACTAAGAAAGCCAGGGCTTCTGGCATTCAAATCATAACTAACCTTTTTAATTTTATTGGAGAATAAAAATGGCTTTACCTAAATGGACTGACGAGCGTACTGCTCAGTTAACCGAATTTGTCGGTGGCGAAAGCCCCGTTTCTCAAGCAACTGTAGCAGAAGCTGCTGTTGACCTTGAAACCTCAACTCGTTCTATCTCAAGCAAACTGCGAAAGATGGGTCATGACGTTGAACTGGCTTCTGCTAGTGCTGTTCGAGCTTTCTCAGACGCACAAGAAGCTACTCTTGACGCTTTTGTCCAAGACAATAGCGGTGAATACACTTACGCTGAAATTGCAGGTCTTTTCGAAGATGGTGCTTTCTCTCCTAAGTCAATTCAAGGCAAGATCCTCTCTATGGAACTTACTAGCCACGTTAAACCTGCTCCTAAAGTAGAAGCTGTACGCACGTACTCTCCTGCTGAAGAAGAAGTTTTTGTAACTATGGTACAAAATGGTGCTTTCGTTGAAGCTATCGCAGCTGAGCTAGACCGTTCCGTAAACTCTGTACGCGGCAAGGCTCTCAGCCTTCTTCGTTCAGGTGACATTGATGCTATCCCTCGTCAAGAAACCACTAAAGGTTCTTCTAAAGTAGATCCTTTGGCTGCTATCTCTGATATCGGTAGCCTGACTGTAGAAACAATTGCTGAAGCGATTGGCAAAACAGCTCGCGGTGTCAAGACTATGCTGACTCGTCGTGGCCTTTCAGCCGCTGACTATGATGGCGCGTCTAAGAAAGAAAAAGCTTCTGCTTAATCTTTCACGACTACTCAAGTAGTCACAACCTGAGCAGGCTCTTCGGGGTCTGCTCAACTTTTATATGATTTCGGGAGAATCTCATTGAACATCGCTAGTGCTCTAATAAAGCAGGTGCTAACCTTGCAGGACTTTCAGACCTGGAGTGTTACTCACAAGCATTATTTGCCAGCAGAATATCACAGTCTTTATAAGATTATTGATAAACATTGCGAAACGTTCCATAAGATGCCCTCTATAGAAGATTTGCAGTATGAAATTCGTGATTCTGCTACCCGTGAAAAACTTTACGCAATTGAAGCTGTCGAGGTCGATGCAGACCCCGATATGCTTTTACAGTATCTTAAAAACGAATATACTCAAAAAGAAATTCTGGATTCACTAGAGGATTATGTAGAAAACTCTGTAGCATTTGAGGATGCACAAGAGTCAGTACAACACCTACATCAAATTGTCATGGACATTGAAGATAAGGTTGACCTCGAAGACCCACAGGAAAGTATGCAACGTATTGACCTGTTTGAACCAGAAGAAGATTTAGCTAAATACGTGCCTCTCGGTCTTAATGAAGAGTACGACCAGGAAATCCAATTCTCTCCAAGAGACTTGGTAATGATTGGTGGTAAACGAGGGTCAGGTAAGTCTGTTATATGCGCTAATATCGCAAATAACGTACACGCTTTGGGTAAGTCGGCTATCTATTTCACTATTGAGATGGATAGTCGCTCTATACTACAACGGTGTTGTTCTATTGCTACAGAAATTCCTTTTTCACGACTTCGCACTAAGAATCTTAGTGTAACTGAGTGGGAAAGTGTTGCTACGTGGTGGGCAAATCGTTTTGTTGTTGGACAAGATCGCTTGACTGAATATAAAGACCACCGTGATTTTGATAAGTTTCATGCCAAGCTGAAGACTGGAGAGCTCCTCCCGACTAATCAGTTGGATGTAGTGTATGATCCTTCTCTCACACTCTCTAAAATTCGTGCCGAGCTTGACAAAAAAGTCAAGTCTCTGAATATTGGAGTTATCATAGTGGATTATATTAACCAAGTCAAGCGGTCTTCTGTTCCAGGCAAACAATACGACTGGACAGAACAGATCGAAGTAAGTAAAGCATTGAAATCAATGGCTCAAGAGTATGATTGTACCGTAATTTCTCCATATCAAACCGACGCTACAGGAGAGGCTAGGTTCGCTAAAGGTATTCTTGACGCTGCAGATGCAGCCTATACCTTGGAGACCTGGGACCACGAAGATGCTTGTATGACATTTACCTGTGTCAAGATGCGTTCAGCTTCTATGAAGTCCTTCACATCAGTAGTAGACTGGGATAGTTTAAAAATTGGCCCTGAGTCTGCGTTAACTCCTAAAGAAAAAGAAGATTCCTCACATAAAACGGGCGAAGATATAAACGATATTTAAAATAGTTCTTGATTTCTTAGGTTAAATACCGTATAATATCACAATAATTACGATAAGGAATAGGCAAGTGACAGTAGAGGAACTATTAAATTCTAGACAAGTATACTTCATACCGAAAGGAGGGGATTGTCTTGTAAGCTGCCTGAACCCAGAACACGCTGATCGTAATCCTAGTATGCGTATAGATCGCATTACTGGTATTTTTCAGTGCTTCTCTTGTGGACACAAGGGGAGTATATTCACCCACTTTGGGGAAACGCCAAACTATTTACAAGTACGAAGGGAGCTTTTTAAAAAAATAATTAAAGAAAAGCGGTCAGAAAGTATTGGTTTGGCGTTTCCCCAAGGTAGTGTGCCTTATACGGGAGACTGGCGAAATATTAAACCAGAAACGTATAAAAAGTTCGAAGCATTTCAACACCACGACCCAGATTATATTGGGAGAGTTGTTTTTCCTGTACGAAACATATCAGGCAGAATAGCAGCCTTTAATGGCCGTCATACTACAGGTGGAACACCTAAGTATATGATCTCGCCTGCGGGTGCGAAGATGCCTTTGTACCCTGTAGCAGAGCCCAAACAAGGGTCTGTAATACTAGTAGAAGGTATATTTGATATGATAAACCTTCATGATAAAGGACTAGATAATGCCGTGTGTTGCTTTGGTACAAAGAACATAAATGAAGATAAACTAAGAATGTTATCCATTCAAGGAGTTGAGTCAGTAGATATCTTCTTCGATGGAGACACGGCAGGACAAGATGCTGCCGTAATAGTAAAAGAGATGTGCGAAAGAGTAGGAATGACCTCTAGAAACATATGCTTTAAGGATAAAGACCCAGGTGGGCTAACAGAATCAACAGTATTAAAACTAAAGAGAAAATTATATGCCTAAAGTTGCATTAGTAGAAACGAAACCAAGTAAGACCAATTTTAAAGATGCTTTCGATGGAGCGTTTGAGTTTGACCAGTACCAACTGTGTTCAGACCCTCATCTCAAGAAAGTACTAAAACGAGATTGTGACATAGAAATAAATATAGACAACTACGACTGGGTTATCCTAGTAGGTAGTGATGCGTTAAAATATTTCACCCCGATTAACTCTATTACAGAGTATTCTGGTAAACGAGTAGAAGAGAAGTTCCTTCCCATTATTAACCCTGCTATGCTGGCTTTCAAGCCAGAAGCGCAGAGTACTTGGGATGCTAGTATGAAATCTATCGTGGAATATATCACAGATAATAAAGAAGATGTAACAGTGCGTCCCGAGCAGGCTATAGGGATACAAGATACAGAAGTAGCCAACGATTGGATTCGCAAAGCTATTGCATCAGATACTCCATACATTTCCCTTGACTCAGAAACTACTGGGTTGTATCCTCGTGATGGGCATATGCTAGGGTGTTCTATTAGCTATGAGAGAGATTATGGGGTTTACATAGATACGGAATGCTTTGATGAGACCACAGAAGAATTACTTCAACAGTTGTTTAACGAAAAAGTAGTTATCTTTCACAATGCAAAGTTTGATTTGGCTTTCTTTGAGTACCATTTCAACTTTAAGTTTCCTCGCTTTGAGGACACAATGCTTTTACACTACTTGATTGATGAGAACCCAGGCACTCACGGCCTGAAACAGCTAGCTATGAAGTACACAAGCTATGGTGATTACGAAAAGGGTATGTATGATTGGATGCAGAAGTATCGCAAAGAGCATGGTGTACTTAAAAACGAATTCACTTGGGATGTAATTCCTTTTGATTTGATGAAAGACTATGCCGCGCTGGATGCTGTAGTAACTTTTCTCCTTTACGAGAAATTTGTAAAAATTAAACAAAACAAACGCTTAGCTAAAGTATATGATAACATACTTATACCCGGATGCAGGTTCCTAACAGATATTCAGGATAATGGTGTTCCGTTTGATATGGGCAGACTAATAAAGTCCCAAGCACTAATGCAAGATGAGATTGACTTGGCTATTATAGAGCTGTATAAGAATCCTGCTATTAGTAAATTCGAGAAAAAGAATGGAAAAGATTTTAATCCTAATAGTACTATGCAGCTACGCTCTTTACTTTTCGATTTCCTGGGTCTCAATCCTACTGGAAAGAAGACTGGTACAGGAGCGAATTCAACAGATGCAGAAGTACTTCAAGAGCTCTCATCGCAATCTGAAGTGCCCGAGCTCATACTTGCAATTCGACAAAAATCTAAGATTAAAAATACTTATCTGGACAAAATCATACCGCAGTTGGATAGAGATAGTAGATTACGTACGGGTTTCAACCTCCATAGTACTACTAGTGGTAGGCTTAGTTCTAGCGGTAAACTTAATATGCAGCAACTACCTAGGGATAACCCTATTGTAAAAGGTTGTATTAAAGCTGCCCCAGGGCATAAAATAGTCGCAATGGATTTAACAACAGCAGAAGTGTATGTTGCAGCTATCTTAGCAAAAGATAAAGCATTGATTGAAGTGTTTCGAGCAGGTGGAAACTTCCACTCGCAGATTGCAAAGAAAGTATTTAAACTACCTTGCGAGGCAGATGAAGTAGCAAATTTATATAAGATGCAAAGACAGGCAGCTAAAGCTGTAACTTTTGGTATTATGTACGGAGCTGGTGCTAATAAGATTAGCGAACAAGTAACAAAGGATAGTGGAAAACCTTTTAGCAGGAATGAAGCTCAAGAGGTTATTGATGATTACTTTGAAGAGTTCTTCATGCTTAAACAATGGATTGAGAATAATCAAAAATTTATCCAACAGAATGGATTCATTTACAGCTACTTCGGTAGAAAAAGGAGATTACCAAATGTCGCTTCGACAGACAAAGGCATCCAGAGTCATAGCATTAGGTCTGGTCTTAATTTTCTGGTGCAGTCTGCTGCTTCTGATATTAACCTATTAGGTGCTATAGACATGGGCAGTTGGATAAAAGCTAACAGTAAGAAAGCTAGAATCTTTGCTCTTGTTCATGACTCCATTCTGGCTGAAGTGCCGGATGATGAGATTGACGAGTATATGCAACAGCTAACAAAATTTGTGCAATTGGATAGAGGACTTTCAATTCCTGGCGTACCAGTAGGTTGTGACTTCGAGATTATTCATGAGGATTATTCAGGAGGTAAGTTTGAAAAAGCATACGGCGACTAATGATTATAACGTACAGAAATACAAATAAGATTAAATTCCCAGTATTCTTGTTACATTCTGGTAATTGGGATAAAGCAGACGGTATATTATGGGTGGATGGCGAAGTAGTAGATGATAAAAACCAAATAGGGGGTACATTAGGTGCTCGTAGAATGCAAACCCCTCATAAAAACCTTTATATACTAAAACATATGATTATGTCGCACAACGGACTACTGAAGCAAAGCACAAAATATTTCATAGATAACAAGGGAATGCCTTTTATCTATGAAAAAACTAAGTTTGCCAAACTAAAGTATCTAAAAATTAAAGAAGTGCAACTTAAAGACACAGCTGCACTTATACGGGTGAAAGGGTATAATGCACCTTTCACTGTACCACGCCCTCCCACTACTGGATATGAGTGGGCAGGGGTTTTACATCTTAACGGATTTCCGTGGATGATATATGAGTACTCGGAAACGAAACTCAAGGATGCGAGAAAGAAAGTATAATTATGGCTAAAAGAAAGAAAACCTTAGCAGGTGCTAGCTTAGAACTACGAGAGATAGAACCTTTGACACGTAACCAATTAAAAGCCTTTGAATCTTCACAACATTTAGTGTTGCACGGATTAGCGGGTACAGGAAAAACCTTTATATCATCATACCTAGCATACGATGATATGGTAAAACAAACAGCAAATCAGTTTGTTATTATAAGAAGTGCTGTTCCTACTCGTGATATGGGCTTTTTGCCAGGTACTGAGAAAGAGAAAGCCGCAGTATACGAAGAGCCTTATAAAGATGTTGCTATAGATTTATTTGGCAGAGGAGATGCTTACGATATCTTAAAACAGAAAGGTCTAGTTCATTTTATGACAACATCTTTTATTAGAGGTATCACACTCCGTAATGCTGTTATACTCATTGATGAGTGTCAAAATATGTCGTTTCACGAATTAGATTCTATTATTACCCGAATGGGTGAAAACTGTAGAGTTATATTCTGTGGAGACTTTCGACAAGCAGATTTAAAGGACAATGGACTGCAAAATTTTATACGAGTTTTAGAGCGTATGGGACTGTTTGATCTGATAGAGTTTCAGGTTGAGGATATTGTACGCTCTGAGTTTGTTAAATCTTATATTATTGCAAAAAATGAACTTGATCTGTGAAGGCAGTTATAAGTCATAGGATTTACATGGATTGCACTCCTGAATTACAGGAGAGTATTGATAAGGAACTTACTTATACAATACCTTCGTACAATCCACTTGATCCACCTCAAGTAATTAAGAATATGGGAATTATTCGTAACGGCTTGGTTACATTACCTATTGGAAGGATGGATTTGATACCAGAGCATTATGAAATAGTCGATAAGCGTGTTACAAAGCCTATCGACTTTCCAGACTTCAAGTTTGAGCTACGAGAAAGCCAACAGAAGGTTTATGATGAACTCGAAGATAACTCCATAATTAACGCTTGGGTCAGTTGGGGAAAGACTTTTACAGGTCTCGCAATAGCAGGCAAGTTAGGTCAAAAAACACTTGTGGTTACCCACACTGTCCCTCTGCGTAATCAGTGGGCTAAAGAAGTAAAAAAAGTATTTGATATTGACGCGGGTATTATAGGCAGTGGAAGATTTGAACTTGATGCTCCCATCGTGATAGGGAATACGCAGACTTTATACCGAAACGTAGACAAGATTCGTAAAGAGTTTGGCACTGTCATACTGGATGAGATGCACCACGTTAGTAGTCCGACCTTTTCTAAGATACTAGATACAAACTACTGTAGATATAAGATAGGTTTATCTGGAACCATAGAGAGAAAGGATGGAAAGCACGTCGTATTCAGAGACTATTTTGGAAGCAAGCTATTTAAGCCCCCGAAGGAAAACTATATGACCCCTACCATTCATCTAGTACAATCTGATATTAGATTTATGGATGGCAATAAAACACCTTGGGCAAATAGAGTAACAAAATTAGCTAATGATGAAGAGTATAGACATACTATATCTATGCTTGCTGCAGCCTACGCTGCAAAAGGGCATAAGGTTCTAGTAGTAAGTGACAGGGTTAGCTTTCTTAAAGCCTGTGCGGAGCTGACCGGAGACAAAGCAATATGTGTTACAGGTGATGTAGCGCACGAAGATAGAGAAACGCTAGTAGAAGAAATACTTACAGGCGACAAGAATGTATTGTATGGAACTCAAGCAATTTTCTCAGAAGGTATCTCAGTAGATACATTAAGCTGTTTGATACTAGCAACACCAGTAAATAATGAACCACTATTGACACAGCTAATAGGTCGAGTGATTCGTAAAAAGGAAGGTAAGACAAGCCCTGTTATAGTTGATATACACCTGAAAGGAAATACGGCTCGAAAACAAGCCACAAATCGTGTTGGGTTCTATATGAAGCAGGGCTGGGAAATGAAATACCTTTAAAAAAATAATTCTTGACAATATGGTAAATTTAAAGTATAATAATGATCTTATTTGATTGGAAGAAGGTTTTTGATTCAGCGGACGGCAATATTTCGCTATGTAATATGATAATGGAAATGCTCATAAAAGAGAAGATTCCACGCAATAAATACGATTACATATATAAATATGCCCAAAAGAATTTTACAGGTACTAGTTTTTTACTACATCCTGAATTTCTGCTTTTCAATGCTTATAAGTACACACCTCGGGAACTATGTGTTTATTATGCTATGGCTTCGCTTAGAAGTTATAGTGAATATATGGCAACCGGCAAAACCACGCTAGACCCACTACATTGTCCTGTGGATTTAGAAACTATAAAAGATAACAGACTACTGATTGTATTAGAGGATGAAATTACTTTAATATACGAAGAAGTTACACTGGAGACTATGCACTAATGGCTATTTCATTTAACAAACAAAAGGGTTCTGCCCAAAAATCATCCCTCTCAGCTTACCAGTACACCGATGGCGACAATAAAATGCGTATCGTAGGCGACATTCTTGCTCGCTATGTATATTGGATTAAAGGTGAGAACGACAAAAATATTCCTATGGAATGCCTATCGTTTGATCGAGATGCTGAGCGTTTTAATAACCTGGAAAAAGACTGGGTTCGAGAGTATTACCCTGACCTTAAATGTGGTTGGAGCTATGCTACGCAATGTATCGACAACGGAGAAGTAAAAGTAGTAAACCTAAAGAAGAAGCTGTGGGAGCAAATTATTACCGCTGCAGAAGATTTAGGCGACCCAACTGACCATACTACTGGCTGGGACATTTGTTTCAAGCGAGTAAAAACTGGCCCCCTTCCTTATAACGTAGAGTACCAACTGCAAGCACTTAAGTGTAAGCCACGTGCTCTTACTGCAGACGAACTTACCGCTATTAGCGAGTTGAAGTCTATGGACGACGTTATGACCCGCCCCACACCTGATGCCCAGAAAGAGCTGCTTGATCGCACTCGCAATCACGGTGCAGAAACAGATGACGAAGCTCTGGAACAAGAGTTTGCTGTAAAGTGATATTGTACACGGCAGACTGGCATATTAAGCTGGGACAGAAAAATGTTCCAGTAAAATGGGCTATAAACCGTTATCAAATGTTCTTTGACCAAGTTTATGATCTAGAAAAGCAATGTAGTATGCACATAATAGGAGGCGATCTTTTTGATCGTCTTCCTAATATGGAAGAGTTGGAACTCTATTTTTCGTTTATTCGGAGAGTAGGGATTCCAACTATTATCTATGACGGAAACCATGAAGCTACTAAAAAGAATAAGACATTCTTTTCTCAGTTAAAGCAGGTATCTAGAGATATAAACCCTTTTATACACATAGTAGATATATCATACATAGACTATGATTTAGGGTTTGGTATACTACCTTATGCAGACCTACATAAAAAAGGTGCAGTAGATCATTTTGATAACAGTATGCCTTTATTCACACACGTTCGGGGAGAGATTCCTCCGCACGTTAAACCAGAAGTAGATTTGTCTATCTTTGATGACTTTCCTGTTGTGTTCGCAGGTGATCTACATGCCCACAGCAATACGCAAGGTAATATTGTATACCCAGGTAGCCCTATGACTACTTCCTTTCACAGAAACAAAGTAAAGACAGGCTATCTATTTATAAATGAAGCAAACTGGACTTGGCTATGGGAAGAGTTTAATCTACCACAGCTTATCCGTAAAACAGTTAGTAGTGAAAAAGATATGATAGCTACTACCTTTGATCACACTATTTATGAAGTAGAAGGTAACATACAAGACCTTGCCTCAGTAAAGAACTCCGAACTACTGGATAAGAAAGTAGTAAAACGAAAGTCGGAGGCTGCGTTAATTATAGATAAAGAAATGACAGTACAAGAAGAGCTAGTAGAGTACTTAACTTACATACTAGAAATAGACCTTGATAAAGTACCAGATATACTAGGAGTTTTTAATGATTACATTACAAACGTTGAGATGGGATAACTGCTTTAGCTATGGTTCTGGTAATGAGTTACAATTAAACGACAATACGGTTACACAAATACTTGGCACTAACGGTATGGGGAAGTCCTCCATACCGTTAATTATTGAAGAAGCATTGTACAACAAGAACTCTAAAGGCATAAAGAAAGCAGATATTCCAAACCGTTATATTAAGGATGGTTATAATATTTATTTATCATTCGTAAAAGACGGAGACACTTACGAAATTACTATCAACCGTAAAACAAATATTAAAGTAAAACTAGAAAAGAACAGTACTGATATCTCTAGCCATACGGCTACGAATACTTATAAAACATTGCAGGAAGTTCTTGGAGTTGACTTTAAAACATTCTCTCAGCTAGTTTATCAGAATACTAATGCAAGTTTACAGTTTCTTACTGCGACCGATGCTAATAGGAAGAAGTTTTTGATAGACTTGTTACACTTAGAGAAATACGTTGAGTTATTCGAAGTCTTTAAAAACGCAACAAAAGAGGTGGCTTTAGTATCATCTACGATAACAGGGAAGTTAGAGACAGTTGAAAGATGGTTAGAAACAAATAAATTGACCGAGGCCAACATACTACCTCTGTTGGATTCAGATATTAACACATCAGAAGATGAGAAGGCATTGCGTTCTCTAATGATAGAACTTCAAAATATCTCGGAAATCAATAAAAAAATTACAACAAATAACCAATATAAGTCGTTGTTGCAAAGTATAGATATTAGTGCTATTCAGGCTTGTCCTATTAATAGTATACAGTCATACGATACGTTGCAAAAAGAGTTAGGCTCGTGGCAAGCAGTCGCTACGGGTGCAACGCGTACTTTGAAACAATTAGAATCAATTAAAGAAGAGTGCCCTACTTGTAAGCAATCTATTGATATTTCCGCAGAGTTAAAAATGGTGGCAGATTCCACTGCAGAGCACGCGGAGGCGGTAACTAACACTAATAGGTTAAAGCCTTTGATAGAACAGATTAAAGAAAATAATACACAATTTTCTATAAATGAAAAAGCAAGGCAGGACTGGGAAAGCTTGTACCGCTCTGTAGATAATAGTCTACAAGTAGCTCAAGTTGATCGCGAGGCTCTTGATAGTGGAATTGTTGACTTGCAGGAAAAACTAGAGTCAGCAAAGTTAGAAATTGCAAAAATATCGAAAGAAAATCAAGAAAGGACTCGTCGAAATACACGAATCCAGGTAATACAAGAGCAGACAGGCGAGTTTGTCGAGCAACAGGAGGAGTACAAAAACAAACTAATAACGAACCAAAGTCTGGAATCAAACCTTGAAGTATTAAAGAAGTCTTTTAGTACTAATGGATTGTTGGCTTATAAGATAGAAAATCTTGTAGGCGAACTAGAAGAAATGGCAAATGAATACTTAGCAGAGCTTTCAGATGGTCGCTTCACTCTTGAGTTTGTAGTATCTAATGATAAACTGAACGTTGAGATTACCGATAATGGTAATATTGTAGACATTTTAGCTTTATCTTCGGGTGAATTAGCCCGTGTTAACACCGCTACTCTTATAGCTATTCGTAAGCTAATGAGTAGTATTTCAAAGTCCAAAATCAATATATTGTTTTTGGATGAAGTAACCAACGTTCTAGACGATCAAGGAAGGGAGAAGCTAGTAGAGGTTCTATTGAAAGAAGATTTGAACACTTACATAGTATCGCATGGCTGGTCTCATCCACTACTTGAGAAGATAGAAGTCGTTAAGAATGGAAACATTAGTATACTGGAGTAGTATGTTAGCAAATAGACGAAGAATATGGTGGAGCAAATCAAGACAAGAAGCAGAAGCGGAAGCGGAAGCTAAGAAGAAGGAAGAAGAGGAAGAAGATGGTAGACTCAAGAGCGAAGGGAGCGAGGGGCGAGTACCTAGTGAGGGACATGCTGAGGGAAGCGACGGGATTGAAGTTTGAAAGAGTACCAGCCTCTGGAGCTCTTGAATACCTGAAAGGAGACTTATATGTCCCTAACAACAGGAACTTTTATTGTATCGAAGTAAAAAACTATAAAGATTCGCCACTGACAGATAAAGTATTTACAGCACAGAAAACAAATAATCTAATAAGGTGGTGGAGAAAGGTAGTGTTTCAAGCAGCGGGGGGAGATCAAAAGCCCCTGCTGTTTTTTAAATATGACAGATCAAAGGTCTTTGTAGTAACTGAACTTAAGCCGCTTAATACTATTCAGTATTTACATATAGCATTCTTAAATTGTTACATACTACTAGCAGACGTTTGGTTAGAACTAGAAGAAGTGGAGTTTATAAGTGGCTTTTAATTTTAAAGAGAGAACAAAAGGCTCCAAAGGTAAGACAATTGTAATTGATGCCTTGAACTTAGCCTTTCGGTGGAAACACCAAAATAGAACAGATTTTAGAGATGAGTATGTACAAACCGTAAAATCCCTAGCGCAGTCTTACAATTGTGGTAATATTATTATTACAGCAGATTGGGGCTCCTCCTCTTATAGGAAAGCGATATTACCAGAGTATAAACAGAATCGAAAAGATAAGTATGCTACACAAACAGAGCAAGAAAAACAGGCATTTATAGACTTCTTCGACGAGTACGAAGGAACACTAGAGCTGTTAAGCGAAAGTTACACTGTACTAAGATACCAAGGTGTAGAGGCAGATGATCTTGCTGCCCACCTTGTTAAAGAAAAAGACAAGTACGGATTAGATGAGATTTGGCTAGTTTCTAGTGATAGAGATTGGGACTTGCTAATACAAGAAGGCGTAAGCCGTTTCTCATACGTTACTCGTAAAGAAGTAACAATAGATAATTGGAGTGAGCATTACAATGTAACTCCAGAAGAGTATATTTCTTTTAAGTGCTTAACTGGTGATAAAGGGGATAACGTTCCCGGTATTGCAGGTATAGGCCCAAAGAGAGCCGAGCAGCTTATAGATCAGTATGGAGATGCAATGACTATATATGATAATATTCCTATAGAGGGACATTATAAGTATATAACTGAATTAAATTTAAATGCGGAAGTATTATTGAAAAACTATGAGTTGATGGACTTAGTAACATATTGCGATGACGCAATAGGAAAGGATAACGTATCCGAAATAGGGAGGAGAATGGTATAATGGATCAGTATCAAAGTTTTATTCACAAGAGTCGATATGCTCGTTGGCTAGATGTAGAGAACCGTAGGGAGACCTGGGAAGAGACTATTCAAAGATATATAGATTTCTGGAAAGAAAGAGAACAATTAAACGACGAAGAAGCCTTAGAAATATATAAAGCTATTCATAGTATGGATGTGATGCCTTCTATGCGTTGTATGATGACAGCAGGCGAAGCACTTAAAAGAGATAACGTAGCAGGCTTTAACTGCAGCTATCTGCACATTGACCATCCTAGAGCTTTTGATGAGCTAATGTATGTTCTTATGTGTGGTACAGGGGTAGGATTTAGTGTTGAACGTAATTTTATTGCTAAACTACCTGAAGTAGCAGAGACTTTTCATAAAACAAGCTCTACTATTGTAGTGAGCGATAGTAAGCTAGGATGGGCTAGTGCCTTTCGTGAGCTGATTGCTATGCTTTATGCAGGAAAAATACCTGAATGGGATATGGGCAGAGTACGTCCTGCAGGTGCTAGACTTAAAACATTCGGTGGGCGCGCAAGCGGACCAGAGCCTTTGATAGACTTGTTTAACTTCTGTGTAGGAGTTTTTACTAAAGCAGGGGGCCGAAAGCTGACCAGTATTGAGTGTCATGATGTATGTTGCAAGATTGCAGATATTGTAGTAGTAGGTGGTGTACGCCGTTCTGCTCTTATTAGTCTCTCTAACTTATCAGATCAACGTATGTCAAAAGCTAAGTCTGGCGACTGGTGGAGAAATGAAGGACAACGTCGTTTAGCTAACAACTCAGTAGCTTATACTGAGAAGCCAGATTTTGAAGCATTCTTAACTGAAATGAAGAACCTTTATGAGTCTAAAGCAGGTGAGCGTGGCATCTTTAGTCGAGTAGCGGCACAAAAAATTGCAGCTAGAAATGGGCGTAGAGATGCCGAACAAGACTTCGGTACAAACCCATGTTCTGAGATTATTCTTAGAAGTAATGAGTTTTGTAACCTATCAGAAGTAGTAGTACGAGCAGATGATACATTAGATACTTTAAAGCGTAAGGTACGACTTGCAACAATTATTGGAACACTTCAGTCTAGTCTTACTGATTTTAGATATTTACGAGTACGTTGGAAACGTAATACGGAAGAAGAGGCTTTGTTAGGTGTAAGTTTAACAGGTATAATGGACCACGCTGTGTTAGGAACAGACTCTGCTGAGTTACCCTCATGGTTACAGGAGATGAGAGATGTTTCGATTGCAACAAATAAAGAGTGGGCTGAGAAACTTGGGGTTCATCAGTCTGTGGCTATTACATGCGTTAAGCCAAGCGGTACTGTTAGTCAGCTTGTTGATAGTGCTTCCGGTATCCATCCTCGTTTTTCTAAGCATTATGTTAGAAGAGTGCGCTCGGATAGAAAAGACCCACTGGCAATCTATATGGAACAAGCAGGATTCCCTGTAGAAAAAGATGTAATGAACGATAGTACTGTAGTATTTAGTTTTCCCGTAAAAGCGCCTGAAGATAGTATAACGGTAAGCGAAGTGGGAGCTATGGAACAACTGGCATTATGGAAGACATATCAAAATAACTGGTGCGAGCATAAGCCTAGTATAACTGTATACTATACAGATAGTGAGTATTTACAAGTATGTCAGTGGATTTGGGACAATTTTGAGATATGTAGTGGCATCAGCCTGTTGCCTAGGAGCGACCACGTATATCAGCAAGCCCCCTATGAAGATATTTCAGAAGAAAAGTATGAAGCATTAAAAGCTGCTATGCCTTCTAACGTTAATTGGGAAGACCTCGCTCAATTTGAGAAAGAGGATAATACAACTGGGTCACAAGAGCTTGCCTGTACTGGCGGTGGTTGTGAAATACTATAAGGAAAGATAATGGAAGAAAAAGAAAAAAATACAGTAACTATTGACGACAAAGAGTACGTTTTTGATGAGCTATCTGAAATTGTGCAGCATTGTATAAGGCAAATTGAAGAAATTAGAGTTTTAACAGACAAATCGGCTTTAGAAACTCAAAGGTACACAATGATGGGCAGGGGTTATACTGCTGCTCTTGCTGAGGAAATGGAGAAAGTTACAGATACTACTGAATAGTAGTATTTTGACGTATTAAAAAGAGCCTTTGCGGGCTCTTTTTTTTTATATGGTTCTGGACATAACAGTATATTTTTCTTTCATACCAAACTTTTTAAAAACTTTTAAAAAACCTTTTCTACCTCGAAACTCATAACTGGTACAATTTTTTTGCTTACACAACTCTACAAAAGATTTATCTAGTATACCCCACTCTCCTAGAACATCTCCAGCCGCACCATCTAAATGCATTACGTCACCAATTTGAACTATAGTAACAATTCCAATTAAACGCTCTTGTTCTGTATAGCAAAAATAGAGTTCATGATGACCGTTATCTATAGAGGCAATTAGTTGGTTTAAATCCACAATGGAGTCTTTAGATACAATATCTTCAACCCATGCCTTAACTCTAGTCCCGTGCTGTTGTAAAAGTTTTTGGTTTGATCTTTTAATCACCCGACAAAGCTGTCACTTCAGCTCTTAATAAAACTGTTTCTGCCTTTAGTGCATCTACCTCTGCTTTTAAAAACTTTACAGCATTTAATAAATCCCACTGATGATTACTATGAGTCACAGACAACAAACCTGTAGGATCGTCAGGAGCCATTTGTATTACAGAACCAGGAAAAGGGTCTCTTATTTCTTGGGCTATAACGCCACGAACATTTGTAGCTATAGGAGCCGTAGTTTCACGATTCCAAATATGCTCATACTTATCGAAATCAACAACACGTACAGCTTCAATTAGAGCCATAGACTCGGCAGGGTCTACAGTTACTATATTTTCTTTTAGCCTTACATCCGAGCCGACTACAAACGCAGGTGCTAAATCCTGTCTTATTGCAAGAGAACCACAGGACACACCGGTACTGGATGTATAGCTTTGTATGCCAATGGCGCCGTTTTCTCTTCTGGCGGTTCCGGCGTTTCCGGTTGTACTTGTAGCAGCAGTGGCGTTTGCAGTAAACTCAAGACCTACCACTGGCGTGGTCGAGGCATCGTACAAAGCAGACCAGTTAGTATCACCAAGCACAGTGATTATATAACTAACACCTTCTACAGTATCAAAGACAGACTGCGTGAAGCCTGACCCCACCGGAGTTCCAATAGAAACTGAAGCTGCTGGAAATTTTTCGCAAGCAAATAGGCTTGTTTGATCAAATGAAACATAACCATTCACGGAGAGTAACGAGGATACCGCGGTCGGGTCAACTATAAGTTTACCTTGAATATCAACTCCATAGAGACTAGTTGTTAATCTTTTATATGATGCGTTATTATTGCCCCCCCATAACTCTGCAACAGGTCCTACGGCGCCAGCCGTGTTGTTGGCACCCCCTCCAGATACCACACGTATAGGGTGGCGCATGTAACCATTGTAAGTATCCATAGCCCCGAGTTTTATAAATTCTCCAGCAGTATTTTCACTAGTACTAATTACCACTCCACCTAAGGGAGCATCCATAGACCAGCCTGCTGCTACTGTATAATCTAAGGAGGCTACATCACTTGCAATGTGTATATGCCCATCGGTCTCATCATTGAGTTCAGACCCAGTTGCAGATATTATAATTCCATTGTCGCCTTGTCCTGTTTTTCCAGCGCTATTGCCAATCGCAATAGAATGCAGTCCTTGGCTTGACTTTCCAGCCTGTACTCCTATTGCTACTGCTTTTTCGTCTTGGTCGGCCTCGCCCGCGGATGCCCCGATAGCAACAGATGAGACGCCTTGTCTTGTTTTTCCAGCCTCTTTTCCAACTGCTATTGCACTCTGCTCCTGAAGTGACGACCCTGCGTCCAGGCCGAGTCTTACAGAATCAGTTCCAGCACCTTCAGACTTTAGTCCACCTGTAAAAGTATTTAAACCCGTAAATGAATTAGCTGAGCCAAGAAAATCAGTAGAACTAATGGTTCCATTAGCAGCTATAGCTACATTGGTTCCCGCAGTAAGTGCCGCTACAACATTAACAGTGTCGGTAACATCTGCGAGTTCTTCTATACCAGTTAACTTTGTGTTTAAAGTCGTAGTAAAATTCTTTTGAGTTAGTCCACCATCGCCTACTGAATAAACAGTATTAGTATCAGTAGAACTAATGGTTCCATTAGCAGCTATAGCTACATTGGTTCCCGCAGTAAGTGCCGCTACAACATTAACAGTGTCGGTAACATCTGCGAGTTCTTCTATACCAGTTAACTTTGTGTTTAAAGTCGTAGTAAAATTCTTTTGAGTTAGTCCACCATCACCTACCGAATATTCGGTATTGTTATCCGTGAACAAAGCATTAGTCGGCACGTTGGTCAAAACTTGGCTGGATGTTGCATAATCACTAGACGCAGTGGTTGCTGCTGTGCCCAGCTCTAATGTAGTTCTGGCAGCCGCAGCATTAGCATCGTCAATCAAATCCAGCCCGTAGGCACTTACAGCGGATGAATTGAGTTTAGTACCTATACTTGTTGCGACTGTAGTAGCAAAGTTAGGGTCATCACCTAAAGCAGCGGCTAACTCGTTGAGCGTGTTTAGGGTTGCTGGAGATGAATCAACAAGATTAGATACAGCTGTCCCAACATAAGTCTCTGTAGCGTAACTATATGTACTATGATCACCCCATCCGTGAGCTGTATTCGCTGTAGTAGTAGTATTAGTCAATACACCGTCACGAACAGCAATATCTACACCATCAAAAGTTGAGTTAGTAGTTACAGCACCCTCTAAGGCTCCCCCAGTTTTGGGTAAGGCTGCAACAGCAAGGGTAACTGCGGCCTGGGCATACCCAACTAGTAGAGCAATATCTACACCATCAATAGTCGAGTCAGTAGTTAAAGGACCCGTTAAGTGTCCTCCAATTGTAGGTAAAGCTGCATTGGCTGTAGTAGTTGTTGTAGTCAATACACCATCACGAGTAGAGATATCTACACCATCAATAGTTACACCCGCGTCAACAGTTACAGCACCCGTTAAGTTTCCTCCAGTTCTAGGTAAAGCTGCATTGGCTGTAGTAGTAGTTGTAGTCAATACACCATCACGAACAGCAATATCTACGCCATCAAAAGTTGAATTGGTAGTTACAGCACCCTCTAAGGCTCCCCCAGTTCTAGGTAAAGCTGCATCGGCTGTAGTAGTAGTTGCAGTAAGAGCTGACGATGTTGCATAGTAAGTACCTTCCTGCCCATCTAATTTGTCAGCATTGAGTCCACTGACTAAAGTACCAGACGCTACATCGGACATATCAAAAACAGAGGCAGCTGCAATACGATTGTCAGCCAAAGTATTGACTTCGGCAGTCGTTAAGAAGTCACCATCAAGTTCTTCTAGAGCTGCTTGCACATTTGTCGATGTTAGAGTACCCGCAGGGACTACACCTAGCTGTGATGCACTTGCAGGAAGGGCAACAAACAAATAAGAAGAAGAGGTAGTTATAGTAGTGGAGCTAGCTGTTACAGCAATTCCATTAATTATAGGTGTAGCTAGTATAGAAATAGCCATTAGCGAGTTACCTCTTGAGTCACGTCAACGTCACCTTGCAAAAGTCGATTTACCGCAGTATCTCCTGTTGTAAAAATTTCTAAATCGTAGTAGAATCTGCCTGAAGTCAAAGCTGAACTAGTTGCATTAGGTAATGCCATTCGTATTACTCCAGAACTAGGAGTCGCTATGGTACAGGTAAAAGTAGCAGCAATACTTGATGAAAGCTTTGTAGACCTCATCTGAGCGCGCGCTGAGAAACCTGTCAAGTTCTTGACGGCTCCATCTTCGGATATTGTAAAATCGACAGCAAAGTCGGAACCTTGGTCGATAACTAAGTTATAGCGGGCTGCACTCATTTGATTTTCTCCATTTCAGAATTATAGCTAAATTCAGATAGCTTGTCAAGATTTATTTTTTTCATGGTTACGTTAAAGATTGACCAGGTCACCAATTTTAACGCGTTTTGTATTACCTGAAAAAACTACCATGCCGTACTGGTTAACCTCCGCGCTGCTTACTAAATTGACATGCGCCGTTCCTGCGGTCTTAGCAGCGGCGATGGCTCTGCCGTCTGCGATAGAAGTTATAAAATTATTGAGATACTGGGTCGATTTTATAAGCTGAGCTCTTGCCTCATAAAGATTTGCCCAAAGAGCATCCCAAGAGGCTCTAGAATGGTTAAAACGAGGGTTAACGCTCGTGTTATTACTGATAGGAGTTCCTAAAGTAGTGGTCAGATTTAGTTGTGAAGCGTCAAGTGCGATGCTTACCCCGATCGGGAAAGTAGTAAACCTATTCCAAAGGTTGTAAGCAGTATCATAAGCAGATTTATCATCTTCGATAGTCAGGCCAGCGATCAAGGCTTGATTTGTCGCGACGCCGGTGGCCCCTCCCGTGCCGGCATTTATGGCCTGTTGCGCTAGGGTTATGAAGTAATCTACGAACGTGATGCCTCCAATGTCGCCAATCGCTTCCGTGGCATTTGTTTGTATTGTTGAATGCATATCTATAATTTCTTTCTGCAGAAGCTTTAGCTGCTGCTTTTCTGACGGAGTGATTTTATTGTCCGAAGAAATGTCTGATACTAACGCATTATTTTCATCAATTTTGTTTTGTCGATGATACTCCAGCGCATTTCTAAGGCCCTTTCTTGCTTGATAACATTCTTCCCACATTCTATTCCAAAGAGTCCGGCCAGTGTCGCCGACTGTATTGATAAGATCGCTGCCGTTGCGCGGGGTATTTTTAAAGGCTTTACCTGTACCTGTGGCTGTTGTTGAATTCGCAGTAAATGTAGCACCTGCGAAGGCTGAAGTACTTAATCCGAGCTGACCCCAGTTAGTAGTGCCAACCTCAGAGATTTTATAAGTAGCCCCGTTTACGGGGTTAGCACCCTGTCCAACAGTAATTTCACCACTATTGTAGCTAAGATCATATGTATTCGTTAAGCTCTGCAAAGGGCCATAGGTTGTACCTATAGTACCCAAATTCACTGGCGTAGAGCCGCCTGGTTGGCCCGGTGTGCTGTTTGTGTTTGTCGCTGGCCCGTTATACCAGACAAAGCCCACCCTTATCCCAAGATAAACTTGTAGTTGGTATAATTTTTCTTCAGCCTTTCTAACCCCATTCGACGCTATAACGGCGCCGGCAGGAGTTCTGATATCTTCATCTACGTCGTGATCATAGGCAGGTTGGGAGACCCCATTAACATCCACGTAGGCATCGTAATCGTCCCAGAAGTATGGTGTTCCGGCATTCGCCCAGTCATCTATAATTTGGGTATGCCTAGTAAGTTCGGCCTCCCAGAGAGCATAAGCGGCCACCGCTTCTGACGGAGTAATTTTTTCGTCATCAGCGAGATTATCTAACTGTCCGACAATGTTACCTATCGGCAGAGTGGTAATGGTATTATTACCAGTCTGAGACTCATAAGTACTTAAAGGGCTCAGGCTTATAGTTCCTGCTACTTCCAGACCGAAGCCATCCCATTTAACGAAGTTTTGTGCGCCTCCTAGATTGAGTCGGACGCCTACAGGAAACTGGTTCCCAGCATCGTCGAGGCCTATCGCCGTTTGTGCGGCTGTAGTGGGGACATTCTGTAAAAAGAATCCGCTATCCGTATCTGCATAATAATTCTTTCCTGCAGTATGAAATATACCACTTAGGTTAGAGGAAGAAGTTCCAAGTTTAATTTTATTGCCGACAACTAACTCGTTGGTCAGTACTGTATTTGCAGCAAGCCTGTTGCCGCTTAGTGTACCTGTTACAATTACACTTCCGTCAAAAGTTTCTACGACTAAAGAGCTGAAGCTAGAAGCTTGAACAGACGCAGCACTAGTTACTGCACTTGTTCCAGCATAAATACGTGTACCTGCTATCTCGTTGGAATTATCCGTAACAGTTATTCTATCATTCTGGCGTAGAGTATTATCAGGTGAGGCGGCTATTACTGCACCTGCGACGGCCGCGGCGGCGGCGTTATCTAATGTCCCGGCCCATTTTGCTGCGCTTGTCGCATCAATCTGAGCTGTACTAGACGTTTCGAAAGTAAAGATACTACCCCCACGAACTGCACTTGCATCTAGTGATTTAGTAAGGTTGAATTCAAATACAGCAGTTGGTATAGCAGGAGGATTGGTGTCAAGTGCATGTCCTATACTGTTATCAAAAACGTCAATCTGAAAAGAGACTTGATTAACAGCCGGGTTGGTAAGAAAGCTACCACTACCACTTGCTGCACTAATAGTAATTTTACCATTACTCTGGTCAAGTACGGGCAACACACTAGCTTGACCACCTACAGCTGCCGGCAATATACTATCAAAACCAGGACCTAGACTAAACCCATCAGTGGCGGTGGATTGCGGCTTATATACGAGTACATCAGTTCCGTCAAAAACTCTAATAAAAGAAGAAAAACTAGCTACGTCTGTTATAGCCCCGGTAGCGTCTGCGGCAAAGTTATGGGTTCCATTTGTAGGTGTATAGGTCTGCCCATCTGCACCAATACTTCCATTTATAACAGTTCTTACACCTGCAAAACTAATAGAAGCTGTGTTGGAAGTAAAAATTTGTTGATTCGACAGCCCTGAATTTATAGTATCTGTGAAACTGACATCTAGAGTTTGGGGTAAATTAGCTAATGTACCAGAAGCCTGACCCCTACCTCCGCTATTTTGAAGTGCCTCCGTTGGAGGTGAATATATGTAAGTGTCTGACGAGCCAGTTTGTCCACTTCCTGGATATGACAGGGCAGTCCCACTTGCATCCTTCAAAACCCAGGTATACTCTACATTGGCTTCGTCGCTTATATTTACAGGCAGTGCAGTTACTGTCGTCTGACCGGTAGCAGGGTTTGTAACCCTGCTTGTAGCTGTATTATATTGAAATAACGTTGTACCTGCACTAACACTAACTAATCTATTTGTATTCATTCCAAGAGCTAGACCTGGCACACCCGCTAAATTACTTCGAGGCTCATATACAGATGCTACATTAATGAAGCGACTACCTGCTCTATTTGAAGGGGTTTTTACTTGATATCTTATCCAATAGTATCTTAGAGTAGGGTCAGTACTTTCATTTTCTGTATAAGAGTCCCGAAATTCTTCTACTCTACAGCTACCTATACGCTTAGCACGATCTGCCTCAACTATCGTAGTATTATTTGCGTTAAACGGAGCAGGAGCCCCCAAGAAATTAATACTATTACCGCGCCATATTTCAATCTCATGTGTAGTCTCTGAAAAAGCGTCTGTGTTATTCCAAACCAATATTATTTCGCCTAATTGAACCTGGGAAGCTGCCAGGTTGGTAGGAGGATTTGGCCGACCAAGTGGTGGAGTGTTAGGATCGGGCGCTATACCATAGCCTCCGCCTTCTGCTACTATGACATACGCACTATCATCATGCTCAGATGCGGTAATATCTACTAATCCATCGT